ATTGCTTGCCCCTATATATTGACAATCCGGCTTTCCTGGTCTTATCTGTAGCTGTGTAGCTATCAAGTCCTAAGCTAAGCCAGGATATTACATATCTGGGGTTTCCGTTTACATCATTATTGACTCTGTACACCTCAACATTATGTTTTTTATTAAGTATTACAGTCATACTATTTCTCCATAGGGTAAAATTTAATAATATTCTTCTCATATGTACCACAACCATCATTGAGAGGTTGAATACTTGCTAATTCAACAGCTGTATTATGTGTCTCCTCAGATACTAGTCTCATATAATGTTTATATGCTTGCTTGTATGTTTTATAGTTAAAATCCACAACGCCGCATATATTGGTAAAATAGACTCTATAGATCATACTATTTACCCTCATTTTTTAATTGATATTGATATATAAACTTTAAAACGTCCTGATATTGATTTAAGCTATTAACTATATCTCTATAATAAATAGTATCTTCAAGAGTAAACCCATCAGCGTCTACAATTTTAGCGTGGGTTTGACTAGCAAATTTATATAAAATAGCTTTTTTATTGTTTCCTATGTTTATAGTCATATTATTTACCCTCTAATAAATTGATAAAATTGCTGACTTCACAATCCTCTTCTAGATAACGGGCAAGTTTGCCTATAAACCCATAGCCAGTATCAGCCTTGATTGCTTTGTCTATGTTTTTGTCATCCATTGGGACTACTAAATAGCCATGCCCTGCGGTGGTGATAAATTCATAGCCTGGTTCAATAACCGCTGAATATTGGCATTTATCGTACGGCTTCAATCTGTTGAACTCTTGCATGTATTTATTCATACTATTTACCCTCCAATAACTCATTGATAATCTCATCAGCTATATCAGCTTCAATAGCTTCAATAGCTTGTAACTCTTGAGTATATTCTTCTGGCTCAAGCATCCAGTAAGTGAAATCTTGCATAGTTCCCCCGAACTAATTAATATACGTGTATAATATCATATATATATTATGTATGTCAAGCATAACATTACCTCAAGTGTTGAGAATGTGCAAGGGTTGCGATATAATAGGACCATGGACAAGCCAACTTCTAAAGCTAAAATATACAACAAGGCCAAAACCCGCTCTAATAGTGTTAAATCTCTTCAAATACCGCAATCCGATTTACTACCGCACCTAAAAGCAATTACAAACCCTAAAAAAAGGCACTTTTTAGAGATTTACTATATATGTGATGGCAACATAACCAAAGCATGTAAGGCTAGTAAGATCAGCCGACCTACTTTCTATCACTGGCGGGCCAATGACAAGCTCTTCAAAGAATACCTTAATGAGAAGCAAGAACAGTTAAATGATGAGATGAAGCAAACACTAATTGATCGGGCAAGAGATCAAACCGGTAAAACTGAGCTTATATTCTACCTGAAGAACAGACACCCTGAATTCCAAGCTCATAAGGAAACATTTGCCGTAGAAGGTAAACAGGGAGAGAATACAGTAAGATTCGTATTAAGCCGGGGTTAAAACCCGCTAAACTTCAGTAACAAGATAAAACCCTCATATCATTATAAGAAAAGATCTATCAATAACATAGTGCAATACATTGCAGATTGTGCAAGCCCTGCCTACTTAATGGAATCAAGAAACAATAAGTAACTAAGTAATAAGGATGGGAAACAAAGAAGTGTAAGGATTGTAAACCCTAGGAGCATGGGCAATCTCATATCTTAAACACTTAATACATAAACAAACACCTCAAGACCGCAGACCATGCACCAGAGGAGCTACAAGCACCCTAGAACGTGTACACAAGCAACCAAGCACTAGAGGTAGAGGGGTACCGGGTAGCCCCCCTATATAGGTTCGGATCCCCCTGGTGCTATATATAATAGGAAGGGGATGCCTCCAAGTATATGCAATAGGCCACATAAGTTATTGACATTATGGTTAAGTTTATTTATGCTATGTGTATGGATAACACACACAAGATGGTAAGACTAAGCACAACCATACCAGAATATGTTAAAGAAAGGCTGGAAGAAATACGGAAATTAAGGGGATATCCCTCAACTAGCAGGGCTATAGAGTCTCTAGTAATGGAAGATAGTATAAGTAGGCGTATAGATGCCTTAATTAGTGTCATTGAGGGTAAACAAACGCATGGAGAACACATACAAGATAAGAAGCCACAAGTATTAGTGGGATTATGTGCTAAGTATTGCAGTAAAGAGAAACAGAATGTGGTGGCTACCCGCTACACTGACAAAGATGATAATATTATGGAAGAGTTACTTTGTAAGAAACACTTAATGGAGCTTATACAGTATCAGAAAAACAATGGTGGAAAACTAGAATATGTCTAAAGTTGCCCTAAACGTATTCGCCCCCAGCAAGCCCCATGCTAAACAAGTGGAGGTGCTTAAAGCTTTAGATGAAGGTCAGAGATGGGTGCTAATTAGAGCAGGTAGGAAGTTTAGAAAAACCAGTTTGATGGTGAGCTGGCTTACCGAGATGGCACTTAAGACGAAGCTGACCTGTCCATATATTGCCCCCAGTAGAATACAGGCAAAGAACATTACCTGGAATGACCATATTGCTAGACTTCTCTATCATTTTAAAGAAATAGGCTTTCCGTATAAGAAGAATGAGTTGGAGTTAAGCGTGACTTTTCCACAGTTTTCCGATAATGGGAGAATTAGCTGGGATGGGGGTAGAATCCAACTGTTCGGAGTAGAGAATGAAGAAGGTTTAAGAGGAATTTCTAACTGGGGAGCTGTAGGGATGGATGAGTATGATGACTGGGGAGAAGATATTTGGCCTTTGATTATCAGACCTAATCTAAGTACCAACCTAGCCCCCGCCATGGTATCTGGGACTCCCAAAGGGTATAGGAATTTGTACAAAATGGAGCAGGGTGGATTGTTTAAGGCATTTCACTTTACCTCTCACGATAATCCCGATCTTGATAGGGAAGAGTTAGAAACGATGGAGGCTGAATACAAGAGCATGGGGATGGACTATTATAGACAGGAGATTCTGGCAGAGTATGTCAGGCCTTATGGTGTTGTGTATGAAGAGTGGCCCGATGATAATTATAAAACCTTTGACTACGATCCCTTCCTACCCCTACATGTGGCGATGGACTTTGGAGTTAATGACCCCACTGCTATTATTTGGATACAGCCCGCTAATGGAGAATTTAGGGTGGTGGATTATTATGAACAGTCTGAGGCCAACATTTCCCACTTTGTTCAGGTAATACGCAGTAAGCCATATAAGAAGCCTGATCTGTTTTGTGGAGATGCTGCCGGGAAAGCCAGAAGTATCACCACCAACACCTCACCCATAGAGGAATACTCTAAACATGGAATACATATTAGAACTAAGGATGGATTACAGATACCCGATCAGATTAGAATAACCCACAAGTACATTACTAGCTTATTTTTAAATGATAAAAAGACAGAACGTTTAAAAGAATGCCTGCTCAATTACAAATATCCTCAGAAAAAAAGTACCCTGACTAATCAATCTAATGAGATACCCCTGCACGACGAGTGGAGTCATGGGTGTCGTGCTTTGGAATACTACTTTGCTAATATAGGGGGTGGTGGGATATTAAAGGATCACAGAGTTTCAGCCCTACAAAATACTCAAATGAAAACGAAATGGCAAATCGGGTAGAAATAAATAAAAGAATGTATGGTTGGTCTAAGTATGGTGGTGGAATGTATGGAATGGTTAAAGGGGAGAGCGATTGGTTTTGCCAGTCGTGTGGGTCTAAACAAGCCAAGGAGATGGCTCAGTATATGATCCCTATAGATATTTTTAAAAGGGATTACATTAGAGTGTGTGGTATTTGCAAACATGTACAACTTAGACATAAACTAAATTATCGTCAATTATGTTTTAGATTTAGAGTAAGGGAGATTCATGAAAAAAAGTAAAGCATTTAAGCAAGATGAAAGCATAATTACCGAATTGCAGGAGCATTACCAGGCTTGGACAGACGATAATAAAAAAAGACAAACTAGAGTTAATGGCTGGAATGATATTACCGATGCCTACTATGGGAAACTTCCGGATAATTGGCCTTTCATGAGCCGGACTGTTGACCCTAGATTAAGAACTTCTATTGTTGAGAAGAATGCCCGCCTATTAAATAAGACATTAAGGGGTAAATTAGGCCCAAGAGAGGGCGGAGATGTGGCTGGATCAATTATTAACAACGCAGTAATTGACTATCAGTGGGATAGAGCCAAGTTTGGTGGCACAATGCAGGAGAAATTAAGCGAATGTGATATAGATTCACGCCTTTACCAGTCTAAATTTGTCTATGTGTACTGGAAAACAGATAAAAACAAGAAAAAACAGATCCTTTTTGATGGAAACGAGATGATGCCCCTGGATATTCGTGATTGTGGATTGGATTACAACGCCAAAAGTATAGATGATGCCAATTGGTTCCAGTGGAGAAGGTGGATTACCTACGAAGATTTAGAAAAGATGAACCTTAAGAACTTCTCTGAGCTTAAAAAGAGAATAAAAGATCCTAAATTCATTAACCAAGACAGAAGAGATACTGAATGGCAGTCTAGATTGAAGAATATTAAGGGTTTAGAAGATAGAATGGGTCGTGATAAAGCCTTCCCGGTCTTAGAGTTGGTAATTGAGTTTAGAAAAGACGAATTCTACTACTTCTTGCCGGATATGAACCTTATCTTGGATGATATGGATAACCCCTACGAACACAATATGATTCCTATTAGACAATTAAGATACTTCCCTGTTCAGGATGATAATTTAGGTGAGTCAGAGGTTGAGCCAGTCCTTCCCCTGTGGAGAGCTATTCAGGCCACCCTTTGTTCATTCATGGATGAGGTTATTATAAAGATGAGACCACCGCTTAAGGTGGTTGAGGGTCAAGCTAGAGCTGAAACAATAGTATGGAGTCCAGAAGCTCAGTGGTTGGTTGACAATCCGAATGCAATTACTGAAATGGCGGGATCAGGAGAAGCGGTAAGATACTTCACTAATTCATATCCAGCCCTTATTTCAGCTTTCAATATCGCCATGGGTGATCTTTCTCAAAATACTTCTAATATAGATCCACTGGCTGCCGATAAGACTGCTACTGAGGTTAAAGCAATTCAAAGGCAACAAAATGCTAGGGATGAGAAGAACCAACAAACTCTAGCAGAGTTTATTAAGGGTATTGTGATGATGTGGCTTTCCAACAATCGCCAATATCTATTCAGAGATCCTGCAAAGAGCGAACACATCTTAAAGATACTAGGTGAAGAGAAATATAGAGAATTCCAACAGCTTGGTATGGATGAGATGATTATGACCGATGAGGCTACTCAACAGATTGCTGACATTGTTACTCAGATGACTGAATCAGGGATTGATGTTACTGATGACCAGATAGCCAACATGACCGATGCGGTTAAGATACCCAAGTATCCAGTATTGGAAAACCCCAATGAGAAGCACATTGATAAGGTTGTTATTAAGCCCAAGATGAAACTTGATGAAACAGGACAACTGGCAGAGTTATCAGTAGTACCACAGGATCTAACTGGAGAGTATGATTACATACCAGACGTTAAATCAATGGAGGCCGGAGCTGGTGAGGCTATGTCCTTTGCTAGAAACCAACTAATCAATCAGGTACAATCTCCTACAATGATTAACGCCCTTCAAACTCAAGGGTGGATGCCTAAGTTTAAAGAATTATTAGTTGCCTCATTTGAGGAGGAAGGACTTAAAGATGCCCAACGATTCTTTGAAAAAGTACAACCTGGAGCAGATGGAGCTGCAGAAGGCTCTGGCTTACCTGGCAGGCCTACCGGAGTACAGCCATTACCTAAAGCCCCTACTCAAGAAAAGATTACACAACAAATGGCTCAATCCTAGCGACTACAAAACTCAAGAAGAGTTTTTACTAGCCTACAATGAAGAGCTTGGTTATGCTAGGGCGGTGAAAGATATTCTTAAGATGATTGATGATGCCTCTACTAGGGTAGAAGGTATTGCTAAATCAATGGAGCCAATCAAAAATGTCATATAAGCTTGAACCACTAGACTTTACCGAAGAGATTGAAGAGTTTGATGCTTTTAATGAGTCTAAGAAAATAGAGTTTAAGAAATGCTCTCACCGATGGGCTAAAATTGAGAACGGAGTTTTACGCTGTGATTGTGGTTCTTCTTGGGAGGGTGCTGGAATTCAACAGCTAGAAAAAATACTTCACGAACAGTCATAAACTTGACAACCTCAAAACGATTTATATAGAGTGCTATTAACCTAAGTCTGATGCTCCGACTTAAAACACGAGCAAATATATTTGAAGGTTGAGGAGTTGTATGCCTGATACAACAAATGGTCAAGATATTGTGGAGGAGAAACCACAGGAAGAAGTGACCGCTTCAGAACAAACCCAAGTTGATGAACTTCCAGAAGATGTGAGTGAGAGAACCCGAGAGCAATTTGAAAAACTCAAGGAATCAAACAAGCAAATGAAGGAAAGGCTTAATGCCCTAGAAGCAGGGCAACAAGACCAACTTGCAGACATCTATGACAGCCTTAGACCCAAAGGGATGCCTCAGTTAGATGAGAATTCCGGTAATCTAGATACGCTAATCAAAGATGGCTATGTTGATGAGAATGTTCTTAAACAATCTCTTAATCAACTAACTAAGCAGGCTCAGGAAGCTCAGAAAAGAGCTGATCTGGCACAGAAGAAAATTCAGGAGATAGAGGAGAATGCTCAAGTCAAAGAAGCTTACAAAGAGTATCCCCAGCTAAATCCAAAGAATACTGATGTGTTTGATCCTAATTTCTATAAATTGGTCAAGAACGAACTTATTGGTCAAATGATAGAGGGTAAAAAAGACCTTCTAGAAGCTGCACAAGAAGTTAGTAGAGTTTACAAACCAAACGTAGAAGCTAAGGAGAAGGAGCAGGCAAAGAAAGAAGATTTTGATAAGAAGGAAGAACAGATTCAAAAACAAAACCCGACCTCAGGTGCAAGGGGGCAAGATCGCTACGCTGAATTAGATCAGAACGATCTAGTAAAAGCCACCATGCGAAACCAGAAGGGTGCTTTAGCCGAAAGGTTGAGGCGATCTGGATATTAAAAATTAGGAGGTCAATATGGCTTTTGGAAAAGATACCTACAGTGGTTCTTCAGAAATGAGAGAATCATTACTTTCTATCTTAAAAGACGTATCGCCAAACGAGGACAACTACTTTGTATCCAATTTAGGATCAGGGCCAGTTGCTACCCAAAGTTTACATGAGTGGAACTTGTATTATGATGCAAGACCTACTGCTGTAAGTCCTTCCGTTGAAGGTGCTGCGACTGTTTATGCCGATCTGACCGCTGAAACACGCTCAAACAACTACACTGCTATCGTAGAAGAAGCAGTGAGAGTTTCCCGAACCAAAGCATCTATTGCTATGGTAACTGGCGAAGATGCCATGGGTAAAGAAAAAGAACGTGCCATGAAGCGACTCAAGGCTAAGATGGAATGGCTAACAATTAACGGATCAGCAGTTGCTGGTTCAAGTGGTGTTGGTCGCAACGCAGCTGGTATTGATGGAATGATTTCCACCAATGTCACCGCCAGAGCTTCTGGAACATCCTTTACTGAAATTGAATTGAATGACATTGTTCAAGATTCTTGGAATGCAGTCGGTTCAGAGTATGTGATGGATATGTTAGTTGCACCAGTAATTATCAAACGCAGAGTAGCCGGTTTCGGAACTAACCTTACTCGCAACATTAACGCTTCTGAGAAACGTTTAACTAGCGAAGTCAGAGTTTACGATTCTGAAGTTGGTCAAACTGTCATGGTAATTGCTCACAAAGATGTTCGCAAAGCAGCTGGTACATTAACCGTACTTGGTGTTCGTGAAGAACTCTTTGAACACTCATTCTTAGTAGACTCTGGTGAGCCTCACTGGGAAGATAGGGCAAAAGATGGAGATAGAGAAAATGGTGTTTATATCACCGAATTCACTACTGTATCTTATGACCAACGTGCAAGTGCTAAGAGAACTGGATACGCCACAACTCTTTAAAATGATATAGTTTGTTATATTCATAGATTAGCCCCCCTTTACTTGGGGGCTTTTCTTTGGTATTCTTAATTTATGAGATCCATTAAGTTGGATGGGGAAACATACGACATTCCAACACAACAAGCACAAGTAATATCAAAGACCATAGCTGAAATGTGGGAGAGATTGGGTAGGCCAGAAACACCTCTATCGGAATCTGGTGAGAAACTAATGAAGATCATTATTGCGACTTGGGAAGATACTTTTCCTATTGAATCAAATGATTGGTATGAAGCAAGAAAAGAGTACAAGTTAAATGAGTTTGATATTAAAACTCAGGTGCATAGGCAAACAGGTAGAAGCCTGGCATCTTACCCATCTTACATTTACAACGTAATGAAGAGGGTATTTCCCCAGTTTAAACTTTCAGACAGAGAAAACGTGATGAAGTTAGTTAAAAAGTATCCCATCTTCCAAATGGCAAATAAAGTATGAAGATAGCCCTTTGTGCAATCGTTAAAGATGATAGTGAGCTTAATTCTTTGATGAAGATGACTGGATCAGCTATTGCCCATGTAGATGGGGTATTCATCACTGCAAATGGAAAAGAAACCGATGAGATAGAACTTGCTTGTAAACAATATAAGTGGAATTATTCATATCTCCCATGGCATAAAGACTTCTCAGAACAACGCAACTTTAACTTTTCGCAAGTACCTGCGGATTATGACTATATCTTGTGGATGGATGCAGATGATGTTCTAGTTGGTGGGGAGAAGTTGAGAGAAGTGGCAAAAAAGTCACTGGAGAATAAGATAGATGTAGTATTTTTCACTTACTGGTATGGATGTTTATTTGATGGAGAACCATCCGAAGAAAACCTTGTTGATGTTGAGATTGAACAGAATAGGGAGAGGTTAATCAAGCCCGGGTCAATTACCTGGAAGAAACGCCTACACGAAACACCTATTAAGAATGATGGCTACAACTTTAGAGGGAGTATGCATAAATACTCAGAAGAACAACCAATGGCTGTATTGCACCTTGGAGCAGCCAGAAATGTAAGTGAAGATCAGATAAAAGAGAAAATGAAGAGAAATCGTGAGATACTAGAGTTAGAGCTGGCGGATGAGGTGAGGGAGGGCGAACCCGATCCCAGAACCCAGCTCTATTTAATGAAGATTTACGCAGAGATGGATGAACCCGAGCTTTGGGAAAAGACTATTGAGATGGGAATTCATTATCTAGAGAAGTCTGGTTGGGATGAGGAAAGGGCAACCGCCTATATTCTTATGGCTAAGTGCTGGGGAATGTTGGGAGATAACCAGAAACCAATCCACCTACTTCATAAGGCGATTGAAGAAGATCCATATAAGCCTAACCAGTATCTTAAATTGGCAGAAGCTTATTACAACGTAGGTCTTTATGACAAAATGTACCACTGGCTTGAATATGCCATGCAAATGCCAGAGCCAAAAGTAAACTCTATTGTGGATAACGTATTAGAGAGAAAAATGTTAGCAGCTGAACTACTACTTAAATACTACTTTAACGCTAACAAAAATACCCAGAAAGCATATTTAGCAGCAAAAGAGCTTTACAAACTTAATCCAACTGAAAACAACCACAATAATGTGGAGTATTTGCGGGGAATTGCTAATTTGGACACTGCTTGCCGACATACCGATAAACTTTGGGAGTATCTAGAGTCCATTGGTGAAGAAAAAGCCGTTTTAGACACATTTCAATCGCTCCCCCAGGCTATAACATCTCAACCTTTTGCCATAAATAAGTACCAAAAGTATGCAAAACCCCGAATTTGGGGCGTGGATGAGATATGCTACTTCGCAAACTTTGGAAAAGCTCACTTTGAAAAGTGGGATGCTTCTAATTTAGATACTGGAATTGGTGGAAGTGAAACAGCGGTAATTAGTTTAGCGGAAGAATGGGTGAAGCGTGGTTGGAAAGTAACTGTTTATGGAGATCCAGTATCTTCCAAAGAAATAAACGGAGTGATTTATCTACCATGGTATCGCTTTAACAGAAAAGATAAGTTTAATATATTCATCCAGTGGAGAAGTGGATACTTGGCTGAACACATAAGTAGTAAGAAATTCTATGTAGACCTGCATGACCTCTATCACCCCAATGACTTCAAAGACAACATAGAAAAGATAGATAAGATATTCGTTAAGTCTAAGTTTCACCGCAATATAGCCAAGGATATTCCAGATGATAAATTTATTATAGCGAGTAATGGCTTATGAGAAGAACTAAAGTATTTTGGGGGTCTAGTTACGACAGGGGTCTGCCAGCCCTGTTGTATCTATGGCCTGATGTGTTGGAGAAGTTTCCCGATGCTGAACTGCATATCTGTTATGGATGGGATCTATTTGTAACAGTCTACAATAACAACTTTGAGAGAATGGGGTGGAAACAATCAGTGGATGAGTTAATGAACCAGGATGGGATCACTCATCATGGCAGAGTTGGCAAAAAAGAGTTGTCAACAATTAGAAAAGAGTGTGGCATCTGGGCATATCCAACAGACTTTCAGGAGATCAACTGTATTACCGCCCTTGAGTGCCAAAGAGATGGATTAGTGCCAGTTACTATGGACTTAGCAGCTTTAAGTGAAACAGTTGGCTCTGGCTTTAAGATTGAGGGGGACATCAATAATCCTGAAGTAATAGAGGAATATCGCAGGGTATTGCTGAATGTCATGGGTGATGCAAAGTTATGGAACGAGGAAAGCAAGAAAGCAAGAAAATTCGCTCTAAAGTATGACTGGGATAAAATATCTCCAGTATGGACTACTGAGTTTGTTACTCCTACGTCTAAGCCAAAAGTAAGCATAATTACTCCAACTAACAGGAATGGATTTTGGAATATCATGGCATATAACCTCTCTGTACAATCCTATCCAATACATGAATGGATAGTGATAGATGACTCTCCAACTAGACAGTCTAAAAACCCATCAAGAATGAGAGAAGATTATGGACTTAACATAGTTTATACAAAGACTCCTAAAGAATATAAGGGAAAGTATTCTCTAGTAAGAGCTGACAATATTGGCTGGCAGAGAGCCACTGGAGATTTACTAGTCTGGATACAAGACTTCGTGGTTATACCAGAGAGGGGTATAGAAGCATTGGTAGATATATATAGGCACAATAAGGATTGCTTAATTGCCCCCACAGACAAGCATTACTCTATTAAGGGCAAATATGACTTTACTAAGCCGGATGCTTTTATGGGAAACCTAGATGTATTTGGTGACTTGGTATTTGATAACTCTAGAAACCAGTATAAGGGAATGAGAAGAACGGAAAACCCCTATGACTTTGAGCTTAACTATGGAGCTATCCCTAGAAAGATTGTTGAGGAGTTAAATGGATTCTGGGAGTTTGGCGATAACTATGGACTTGGGTATGACAACACTGATATTGCCTGGAGAGCCTTGCAAAAAGGACACAAGATTATCATTGATGATACCAACGTTTGCAGTTGTATTAGACACCAGGATTATCTGGACGATGAGAGGGATAACGCCAATAAAGAAGTATTTGAAAAGATTGTTGCTAAAACACAAAGCGGTGAGCTACCATTAGTAAGAGAGGAAAAGTATGAACATAATAACACTTGGTAGTTTTGAGATATTTCATAGAGGACATCTAATCTTACTAAAAAAGTGTAGGGAGTTAGCTGATTATCATAAAGTTGTGGTTGGACTAAACACTGACCAATTCATTGAAAAGTACAAGGGCAATAGTCCAGTCATAGGATATGAAGAGAGAAAGGCAATTATATTAGAAACTGGTCTGGTAGATGGGGTAATCCCCAACGATCAATCGGGAGGGAATGCTAGGGATGTTATAAAAGAATCACGTGCAGACCTGATAGTAATTGGAAGTGATTGGGCTAGAAAAGATTATGTTGGACAACTAGGGATAGATTGGAAATGGCTTGATATAAACAACATTGGAATTGTGTACCTTAATTACACCCACTCTATTTCTACAACAATAATTAAACAGAGGTTAAATGGACATTAGTTTAATTATCCCCACCTTAAGAATTGGTGACTGGCTAAATAAAGCCATTAAAAGCATGGAGGGGGAGTATGACGAACTAATTATCATTGATGACAAGATAGATAACCTTGCTAAAAAGATCAATAAGGGCTTAAGAATGGCTAGTGGCAAGCACTTAGTAGTGGCTAATGATGATGTACAACTAACCAGGGGGCATTTATACAATCTCTGCTCTAATGGGGTTTTATCACCTTTTGTAAACGATTCCCCCAACAAACCATTTCATGCCCATTTATTCTGTTTACCCAGGAAAATATATGGTGAGATTGGTGGATATTATGAGGGCTATAACGGTTTTTATTATGATGACTCAGACTATTGCATGAAGCTATTGAGAGCAGGATATATCCCAAACCTTAATCCTGACGTTAATATCAATCATCCTGAGCCTGCAACTACATTAAAAACCTTCCCACAGAGAAATGATTGGGAGAGGGAAAATCAGCAATTATTTATTAAAAGGTGGGGAGTAGAGGCCTTAAATATAGTAAGATGAAAATAATCTATAGAGTTTCACCATTTGAGCAAGATAATCCCTCACCAATTTACTCTAATGAAAAAGAGAAGCTGGTTAAGCTATGCTATGAATCATTTAAGAAGGCTAACTCTGGCTTTCCTGTTTTATTCTTATTAGATAGATGTGACTATGACTTCTTTGAGGGTGATGTGGTTCACTTCACTGGTGTTGATAAGAATACTTCGCTCAGAAGAGCCTATGAGCTGGCCAGGGAGTTAGATGATAAGGTTTTATTTGTTGAAGATGACTACCTATGGAGACCAAACACTATTAAGTTTCTAGAACCAGCTATAGATGAATTTACTCTAGTTTCTCCCTATGACCATCCAAGCCATTATCTTGAAGATAAGTTTCCCGATGAACACACATTGAAGATATTTCAGAATAACGTATGGAGAAAAGCCTTGTCTAATACTCATACCTTTGGAGTCCACTCAAATTACTTAAGCGAACACTGGGATATTTTTTATAACTTTGGAGTAAATGACCATGCTATGTTTCAGGCATTACCCAATGATATCTGGCAACCTACATATAGCTTTGCAACTCACATGGTCTATGCCTATATGGCTCCGAATATCAATTGGAAAAGTATTTGGACTAAACTGTTGTAAACGTGTAATCAATCCTACTATAGTTTACTAATAGGAGGAATTATGCGAACATTAAACGATATTTTAATTGCTGTAAATGCGTATGTTGATCTTGAAGCCTCAGCTCCTACCGGAGATGAATTAGTATTTAGGGCTAATTTAGCCAATCAAGCGGTATGGGATGCTTCAGGAGTTTCACAATTTAGCGAATTTGATGAGGTTTATGAAGTTGATCCTGCCACCAACGCAACAATCCCGCTTCCATCAAACTTTAGAGAATTCAAAACCAATCCCCGCCAGAATGTAAATGGTACTTGGGTAGAATACCCAGAGATACTTCCAGAGCAAAGATATAATCATGGACCTTCAGAGAAGTATTGTTATGTGTTGGGTAATCCAGCACAAGGGTTTAGTGCCATCTTTAATGGGCTTGAAGCCAATATGACGCTATCCTTCACCAATCAGAGGTTTCCATCAGGACTACTTACTTTATCAGACGTGTGTGAGTTATCTGATCCTACTTATGTAGTTAGTCAAACCGAATCATATATTCTTCAATCTAGAGGAGATGACCGATTCCCTTATGTGGACTCTATTGCTAGTACCAAGCTTAAAAACCTGGTTGGAAGAGATATGAAAACTCCCGGTGGTGGCTATAGAAAGACACCATCAAGCTTCAATAATCCATTAAATAGAGGTTAAATATGCCCTCAATACCACAAAGAAAACCAGCGTATAAGCGTAGAAAAGATGCAGTTGTTGAATGGAATAATCTTAAAAAGGGATTAAATCTTTTACTTAAGCCTACCGAGCTTAAATTAACAGAGATGGCTCAAGCAGATAACATCATGCTTGTTGGCGAGGGTGTGCCAACTGGGAGATGGGGAACAGTACCCTACTTTACAGCAGGTGCTACTGGAACAATTGCTGGAATGGGTACTTATATTCAGGATGGGGCAAATGAGTTTCTGGCTTTGACAGATCGGGGTTATTTATACAAAAAGAATGGTACTGGATCAGACTTAATCACTGGTCAGTCATGGCCTAGTGGATCTACTATGAGAACTGAGCAGTTAGGTGGAGAAACATATATTGTTTCTGAGAACCTCTCATTTGTTACCTATGATGGGACAGACCTATCTATATTCACAACTGTTAGTAAGCCTACTGGATTAACAGCCACTAACTTCTCTGGTGCAACCGGAACTAATAGGATTTCATATAAGGTAGTAGCTAAGTCATTTAATGGAGGAACTACCGAACCATCAACTAATTATGTTGTGGCAAATGCCCCCAGTGATCTAACTAAAAGCTCTTACAAGCTATTCTGGTCTGCCCCATCAGCTATATCATTGTCTGGGTATGAAATATACCGAGGCAGAGAGGGTGATGAGCTTTTCTTGGCTGCGGTTGACCCAGCAACCACCAATTATCATGACTTTGGATTAGATACATCAGTAACCTTAGGACCACCACTAACCAATACTACTGGAGGAATCAAATCCAAGTTTATTAAAAAGTATCAGAACAGGCTTGTTGTTGTGGACAAAGACAAACCAAGTAAGATTAAAATATCTGGACTTTACCCGAAACATACAAGCTTTGCTCTTATGGACGGTGGTGGCTCTAAGGAAATTGATCCCGATTCGGGAGATGATATTACTGGAATTGAAGTGCAACCTATTGCTAATAAGCTGGTTGTCTATAAAAACAGATCATCTTATCTAGTGCAGTTAGAGTTTGTTACCCTGGGATCATTCTATTTATTAGATCCATCTTATTCGCCAATATCTACCTCTGTTGGGTGTTCTAACCAGGACACAATCGCCACTGTTGAGAATGATACTTTCTACTTTGGTAGAGATGGGATATATGTTACTGGATACGAACCAAACTATCTGAACATTATTAGAACCAATGAGGTGAGTGCCAGGATTAGGCCATATTTTTCCAAACTTAACTCAGATGATTATGACCAGGCTTGTGCATTCTACATAAACAACAAATACATTCTTTCATTCCCTAGATTAAGAGAGATGGTTGTTTATGATCGTGAAAGAGGTTCTTTTGCTGGAATATGGAAGCTACCTTATGGCATTTCTCACGTGCAGAGATATATTGATGGCTCTGGAACTGAGAGATGGGTGTTGGGGTCAAGTGAGTCTAATCAACTATACACATTTGATATAAATACCAACAATGATGATGGAACTGCTATTGTTAAAACAATCAGAACATCAAAGGATGATATTGGAGATTGGACACAATTGGCTATTCTTAAATTCTTCTACGTCTTATTCAGGGCAATAACAGGAACGGTAACAGTGAATATTTTAATTGAAGATCGTGCGGGTGAAACCAAAAACATCAAAACATTTACCATTACTGGATCAGAAGTTGCTGGATCATCTGGTTATGGAATTGATACCTATGGCTCACTTGTATATGGTGAATCAAGTGGTGACTTTAGTGCAGCGGCTACCGAGCTAACCAGATGGGGAAGTTTATTTAAACAGGTTAGGTTGGTGCAAATGGAGATTACCTCATCCACCTCATCATCTAACTTTGAACTGTTAGCAGCTAAATTAACAGCCACTCCACAAACTCAGGGAGTATTATCATCTAGCCAGAGGGTTTGATAACGTATTTAAATTAGTAGTAAAAAGGAATATATGGCAATTAAATATCCACCCACCACAAATGGGTTGCAAAAACAACTAGATGCAGACCTCAATTCAGGAGTTACTGTAAGCATGACATTAACCAATACGACTGGTGTACAGAATAAACCAGGGGTTGTTGTTATTAACAGAATTGATACAAGCGGAAATACTCTTGCATCTTCAGTAAGAGAATATATTGCGTTTACTGGTACATCTGGGGCAACGCTTACAGGCCTTACCAGGGGATTAGGAGGAAGCTCTGAACAAGATCATGCAACCGGAGCAGTAGTTGAATTTATCTTTGATGTGGTAACAGCCCAAGGCTTAATTGATACAGTAATAGCAGAACATAATGATGATGGTACACACTCAGATATAACCGCTGACTCTATAACACTAGCATCTGGTGCAACCCCCACAGCTATTCTTGATGAAGATGACATGGCAACTGATAGTGCTACAGCCCTAGCCACACAACAGAGTATTAAAGCGTATGCCGATTCAATCCAAGATCAACCTAACTCCTCCATGTCACGCCAAGCTATTATGAATGGTAACTTTGATGTGTGGCAGAGAGGGACAAGTTTAGCAATAAGTTCATCTGGGACTTATTTAGCTGATAGGTGGGCTACTGGATATACAACAGATGGAGGAACACTTCCAACTGACACAGTGTCAAGACAATCACTGACACCTGGAGATATAGCTAATGCTTTCTATTTTCATAGATTGACGGTTGATGGGGCTGGAACATCATTTGGGTCAAATGCTTTATATGCTACTTATCAAAGAATAGAATATGGCACTAGAAACCTATGTGGATTAAATAAAACAGTAACAGTTTCTTTCTGGGCGAAGTCTGATATCGCAGACAAGAAAATAGGAGTCTATCTTATTCAGAATTATGGAACTGGTGGAACTCCAACAACAGCAGAAAGTATTAACGGAACAAACTGGACACTAACCTCAACCTGGACAAAATACACCCACACATTCACCACCAATACATTAGTAGGTAAAACTTTTGGAACGGCTAATGATGATTATATTCAACTACAATTGATGCATATGTGGGGTGATACAGTAGATGCTTTTGTAGGCGACACTGTAGCAGAAGACTTTGGTGGAGCAGGAGATATAGACATAGCTCAAGTCCAACTCTGTGCAGGTGAAGTAGCTTTACCATTTCAACCTAAAAGTTATGCTCAAGAACTGGCTGATTGTCAGAGGTATTATTATAGATTAGAAGGTACGGGACAAACCGCATACTTCGGATTCTGTAAAACAACAACAGTAGCCAGGGTGGCTCATACTTTCCCTGTTACCATGAGGACACAACCAACTCCATCTAATGCAACGGTTACTGGAAGTATTTTTCAATTATTATTTGCTGCCACTGGGGCTGCTATTACTGGAATATCACACTCTGGATATACTTCACAAAGCACTTATTTAGAAGCAACTATTGGGGCTGCCTCGCTTACTGTAGGACAAGCAACAATACTATATTTGGGCGATGCAACAGCTTGGATAGCATTTAGTGCAGAACTATGACAGATAACTCAAGGGTCACGCTTCGTGATATTTACGATCAGATAGATAAACTAGAGTCTAAGATGGAGGCTAACTATGTTCAGAAGTCTGAGTTTGCCCCTGTACGCTCCCTAGTCTATGGCATGGTGGGTTTAGTGATGATGGCTGTGGGTACTGCAATAGTGGCTACTGTTATTAAGGCTGCAGGTGAGGTAATCAAATGAGCCGTGTCTTTTACATTCTGGGTATGACTGCCATAGCTCTTGCCAGCTTGTTTATGGTGTATGGAATATATCTCTCGTTCTACCCGATTGATATTGTGAAAATAAATGCTCCACTCAAGGTGGTTAATAGTCCTGTTAAAAAGGGTGAGGATATTAGACTTCTGATGAACTTCACTAAATTCCACGACTATAGAGCCGAGAATAAATGGAGTTTGGTTGATGGACAGACCTACAACCTAACTACAGGGCAAGTGCCAAGACCAGTGGGAGATCATATTTTCATAAGAGAGTTAGAAGTACCAAATAATGTACACCCTGGCACTTACCATGTAGAAGTGAATATCCGCCACAGAATAACCCCTTTTAGAGAGATAAGTTATTTCTGGTTTAGTAATGAGTTTGAAATCGTAGAAGCATTATGAGTAATATATATATAAGGAGAAAATAATATGGCATTAGATTACAGTCAAATGTACTACGATCCAGCCAATAGTCAGGCAAATAATCCTATTCCAATGGGTCAAAGTGGTGTTGCTAATTATTCTGGGCCGATTGGCCCTTCAAAACCCGGCTTTATTCAGGGTACAGCAAATACTGTTGCCGATCCTGTCTATCAGGCTCCAACTAATAACACTGCCCCGACTAATACCAATACTGATGGTGGAAGCGGTGGCCCAGACCTATCTAATCCCGTAAAGCAAAGAGAATATGCTCAGAGTCAGGGTTATGATAGCTGGGAACAAATGATGGCTGACCAAGCAAGGCAGTCTAATGCTGACATTATGAAAGAAGTTGATGATGCTTATAATGGTTTTATGAGTGCAGCCGATCAACAACAGAACACAGCCACCAACTCCTACAACTCATTAAATAGTGATATTAGCAACATTTTTAATCAACAGAGAGATGAAGCTAGAACCGGAGTAGCACAGGGCAACCGATCCATAGATGAAACCTCACAAGAATCTCTCCAGGGTAAAAATAGTATTATTGACCAAGCTAGAAGGTCTTTACAGGAAGCTGGAATAGGTGCGGGGCAAAGGTTTGGACAGGGGTCTGATATGGCAAGAGCTTTAGGTGAATATGCCACTACTGGCTTTCAAAGAGCTAGTGCATCCGCTCATGACACTTATCAGAATGCTCAGGTTAAACTAAATAATCAAAGGATGAAGCTTCAGGAGGATTACACAAGCTTTATTAACAAAATTGGAGTACAAGAAACCACTCAAAAGAATGATGCTTATAGAAACTTTCAAGATGTTCTAGCACAGATTAACACCGCTAAGGCAACAGCTGGAGTTAATCGCTCTCAAATGAGAGTGCAGGCCATTCAAGACCTGAGAGATAATTTAATGAACATTAGCTTGAATGCTTTAGCCCTGAAACAACAGGCAGAAGCACAAGCATCAACTCTTAATCAAAACCTACAAAGCACACTATCTAGTAATCTCGCCAACACCAATGAAGCTGGAGTCACATTCAATGACAATATTTCTAATATAAATACTGGTCAGGATGTTCCAGGAAGCTTTAGCCAGATGAGTCCAGGTTATGACATCACTAACGATGCAACTTTGCAATCAGTTGGATCAATCAATAAGAAGGATGAAGGCAATTTCTTCTCTAACTTATTCGGCTTCTAATTGCAAACATCTCTCTATAATTACTAGGATGTTTGTATGAGCATATTTGATGACATAAGATCCATAGGACAAGTAGCAATAAAAGATCCTAAACGATTTGGTACTGCTTTAGGCAATACTATAAAGATACCCCTAGAGAATAAAAGACTGGCTCAAGAGCAAAAAACAGCTCAACTACTTGCTGATACTGGTAGATTAAGGCAGTCAAGAGGGGCTGATGGATCAAATTACTTTAATTCTGCACAGAGAATAACTCAGAATGCTGCTAATCAACAAATGACCCTGGCTGACTTAGCAAAGCAAACTCGCAGGGATGCTGTTGGTGGTGGAGTTGGAACAGCTCTAACGATCTTAGGGGCGGGGAATATGCCTACCTCAACCGCAATTAGGGGAGTTAATAACTTTAGGAATGTCGGATTAGGATTAAACACGCTTGGAAGAATGGGATCTGTTGGGGCTATTGGAACAGGTATAAACACTGGTATTAGCATGGCTATGAATCCTAAGGCAAATGTAAAAGACGTAGTAAGACAATCAGCAATTCAATCTTTTGGAAATGCTCCTAAATATGCAGGAGTTAATTCCCTCACCAATCCCCTTATCTCAAAATACATGAATGGAGTTAATCCAACTTCATTAAAAGCCAGAATGCTCGCTGGTGGCGGCAGTAATGCCTTAGCAAACGTAGCAGAAGATGAACTCTTAAAATATACCGATGAGGGAAGGTTTATGAACCCCTCGGAAACCTTGGGGAGTGCTGGCACTGGATTTGTGTTTGGTGCTGCTACTCAGGTGAAGCCAACCTTACAGGCAAAGAAGGCGGCTGATGAGTCAATGAACAACATTTTATCCACTCTTAGAAAATCTACTCCTGGTGAAATCCAAAAAGCTAATGAAATGGCAAAGATACATTATGAAACCCATAAGACTGCACTTTTCCCAAACACTAAGAAGTATTCAGCTGATAATGCTAATGCCATCGGAAGAATCATTGGTGAATATGAAACAAATGGAAGAATAAGTAAAGACACCAGAAGAGAGCTAGAAGAGATAATATCAGGACATATTAAGAAAGCTAATCTAACCAAGATGAGTGATGATTTTCTTGTAAGAGAAGCATTTTATCAAGTTAATAGTCAAATTAAGCAGGGCGGGTTTATTAAACCCGATGAATTCTTTGGCTCTAAAACGAATCAACCTCAGCTAAAAACAGAAGAGCCAAAAATAAAAGCCGAAGAACAACCAAACATAATTAAAACTAGAAACCAAGCAATTAAGGAAAGACTTGTTGAACTTGGGGCAGATCCAAAGAAGTTAAAGGTATTAGACCAAAATATAAAGGAAAACAAGGCTATTCTTGAAAAGACCATATATGGATCGGAAACTCCAGAAAAAACCGCTTTTGGTGGTACTAAAGAGGGTGCAGGACTTGTTACTGATAAGCTGAGAGCTGTTCAAGAAGATATCAGCACAAGTGTTGGAAAACTTAATGAAAGCCCTAGTCCGGTGGTAAGGAATGTCGGCAGATTACTACAAGGATTTGCTGGCGGACTTGGCAAGACCCAGGAAGAAGTTGGTGCTAGGAATGCCTATCTTGGTGGATTAGAAGAATCAAAACAGGTTGGCGGAGACTTTGAAAAATATGTTCAAGAAACACTGGGTAAGGATGAAAAATCACTGAATAGGGTATGGGCTGTCTTAGATCCAGAAAGGGGCAAGGGTAAATACTCAGAATTATCTGATGCCGAAAAGGGAGTAGCAGACTTTGCAAGAACAGTAAATGACTTTATAAACGATCTTAACTATAAAAATGGTTTCATATCTAAAGAAAACTGGGAAGCTAATAAGGGTGGCAAGTATATTGCTAGAGCCTATGAAGAGTTTGACTACCCACCAGAGGTAACAGACTTCTTAAGAATATCCAAGGGTAAGTATGACTTGAACGCTTTTTACAAGAGAACTCTGGGTGTAGACGTGCCAGAAGATTTAACTCAGATTAAAGATCCAGGGTATTTGATTGGTAAAAGACTCCAACAAACAATGTTTAATGACTCTCTTAAAAAGATGACAACCTGGATGAACAGCACAGACATGGTTTCAACCAAGCCTAAAGATGGGTATGTCAAGATTGCTGAACATAAGATGTATGGTGATTTATCTGGTAAGTGGGTTAGAAAAGATACTTTAGAAGATATTAAGGGCTTCTTTTACACCAGTGACACAGCTCAGAAAATGTACGATATTGTTAGCTTATACGATGGAAACATCATCAGAAGAAGCTATAAGAAGTTATTCACAGTAATGAATCCCGCAGTGAGAGTAGCAAACAAAACAAGTAATTATGTATTTGCATGGCTAACTGGGATTGACCCAGTAACCTACAAGAAGAATCTATCTTTTGCTAATGATGAGGTTAAAGGTCAAGGTCAACTATATCGCAGGATGTTGCGGGATGGTCTATTAAGATCAGATATAACCAAAGCTGACATAACTAGGATGGCTACTGAATTGAAGGCGGGGATAGATGATCCTGGTATCCTTAAGAAATTTGATGACATGATGGTTAGTGGCTATGGCAAGACTGATGATATGGCTAAGATATCAGCCATGAAAACATTTTTAGATCGTGGCTATTCATACGATGAAGCCGCCAGAAGAGTTACCAATGGCTTCCAGAACTATCACATGGTTGGTTGGTTATATGATGTTGGAGCAAAGATACCAGTCTTAGGAAACCCATTTGTTAGATTTAAGGGTGATCTTAATAGAATCCTAAAGAATGGAATGATTGAACATCCAATAAGAACAATGTCTACAGTTATGGCAGTTAAATTACTAACAGACCTAACTAGTAGGGCTAGTGGTGAAACACCAGAAGATAAACAGACTAGAGAGGGAAGGTTTGGAAGTCCACATATCCCCTTCACCAATGTGTCTTTAGCGGTTCAAACCCCATGGGGAGAAGTAAACGCAGCTAGATTATTAGGCCCTTATGGAACTAACTATGCGGGCGACAACAACATGTCTGATCTTGCTGACATGATGCCTATTAAGAACCCATTTGATAAGAAAAGTTACGCCTCTGCTCCAGATGTTGGGCCACTAGTTTCTTTGGCTACCGATTCTGACTTTAGGGGAAAGAGTATTAAAGATCCAAACGTGGGATGGAATGGTGTATCTAATTTAACTCCAGAAGAACAGAGAATGAACCGGGCTAAGTATCTGCAAAGGTCTTATTCGCCACCAGTATTAAATAGTGTTGAAGATGTTGCTTCCGCCATGAAGGGTGAACCAAACTTCTATGGACAGGTTAAAACACCAACCCAAGCGGCATTAAGACTGTATCCCGGTATTAAGGTAGAGCAATTTAATGCACCAGAGGCTCAAGCTCAAAGAGCTAGGGATGATAAGTATGCTCAGAATAAAAACGATCAACTTCAAAGACAAATAACCTCTATCAAGAAGGATGTTGTTGCTGGTGAATTAGATCCCAATGTTGGTCAGAAAAGAATTGCTTATCTACAGAGTCAATTAAAAACAGTTGGTAGTCAAAATGTAGATCAAGTTAATGCTGGTGGATCTTTGGTAATACCATCTGATAAAGAGGGTCAGAAAATACTTAAAGATGTTATTAAAGATAAGATAGATACTGGAAAAGCTTCGGATCAAGAACTCCAGTATTACTACTTCTATAAGGGTTTAACTTTACCCAACTCTAATCGCTATGAAAAAGCAATAAAAGACGGTGAGATATGGGCTGGCATAAATAACATCAAGAAGAATGAAAACCTAACCCCAGAACAACAAGCTAGAATGGTTGGAATGGCTGCTAGAGAACTAGGAATAACCCCGGCTGACGTTGAGTATAAGGATATAGCAAAGAAGTCTAATGATATTAAAACACTCCATATCCTAGATGAGTTTGACAAGGTTAAAACTCCCGAACAGAGAATGGATATATTGATTAAGGGAAGAAAGAATGTGGATGGATCTATTCTAGTATCTAATGGAGTAATTGATAACTTGGTTGATGATGGATACATCACTTATGCTGAAGGACAACTGTTAAAGAAGCTAGAAGTTGGAATTGACGGAAAAGTAAAGAAAACTGGTAGAATTGGTGGAACAGCAAGTAAGGCTAAATCTCTGAAAACTATTAAATCTAATATGGGAATAAAAGAGTTTAAGTCTAAAAAGATAACCGGAGGAAACATGGGAATGCCAACTCTATCTAGTATTAGAACTAACAAAATTAGTGCGGGGAAACTATTATGAATCAGATAAGACAGATTATTGACGGAGAAGTAGTTGAACCAGATGCTCCCAGTGAGATCGGGGTAAGAGATCCTGGTATGGTTATGTCACCACTAGATGCTGATATAACAGCGGTGGCTCAGGTGATGGGGCTAGAAACCGATGGAGAAAAGAGAAAATATGGCAAAGAGATTAAGACCTTAATTGAATGGTCTAGAACTCAATCAGATAAGAAAGACCCTATTCAGCTTAAGTGGACTTTAAGAAACCTCCAGATGAAGTTAGGAACTCCACCCTTAAGTGAAAAAATGATTACCAGAGCTGCTAGATATGCTTTTCTAGATATGGAGTCTAAGAAGAACGAAGCAGAGAAATTATCTTTAATGGAGTAATATGGGTGTACAGGGTGAATCAGGTAAACGCTATACAGGCAGATCAGATATTGAACACTATGAACATGGTGCGGTGGCTGATAGATCAGATGGTAGAGAGTTTAAGAAAACCCAATCTGTACCCAATAAGCTTGCCGTAGATGTCGTAGATACATCTGTTACTTATCTTGGAGAAACTAAACCAGGACTTGGCACAGACGAAGCCTTCTGGAGAATTAGAAAGATATTTACTAGTGGAACAGTAACTACTATTAGTTTTGCTGGTGGTCAAGATTCATTTACTCAAGTATGGGATGACCGAGCATCCTTGGATTATTCTTAACATGAATGTTTTAGATAGATACATAGGATCAAATGGTGAGGTGCTTTTACCCCTCTCACAAGAAACAGATAATATTACCAATCTTATCTCAAGTGATGGAGCTGTTTACCTCATTCAATACCACTCTGATGAAGTACCTACAATTGTAGCTGGAAATCCTATTGGTTTATTGCTTATACTTACTTATAGCACAACACCATAAAGGAGAATATATGTCTGACACAGCAGTAGCAATTACAGCGGGGACGGGTACAAACATTGATACCCGTACTGAGGGGACTAATGGTAATCATCGTCAAGTTATAGTAGTAGGTGATCCAGCAACTAACGCTGGTGTAGCACCAGTAGATGCTACCGCAGGACTTAAAGTAGACCTGGGAGCAGATAATGATGTTACCTTAGCAACCTTACCAGACACATCTGGCGGTGATTTAGCAGCTATCACTACAGCCACGGAGGCAGTTCAAGCAGCGGTAGAGGGAACTTTGACGGTAGGCTCTCACGCAGTCACCAACGCAGGCACTTTTGCAACTCAAGCCACCTTACAAGCAGGAACCGCATCTATAGGTAAACTGGCTGCAAACTCAGGTGTGGATATTGGGGATGTAGACGTACTCTCACTACCAGCTTCAACCAATACCCTGGAAGTAGTAGGAGATGCAGCAGAGAACGCAGCAGCAGCAGGGAATCCAGTATTAACAGGTGGTAGGTATGATTTAACACCAAGAACGTTAGGTGATGGTGATGTAGGAGCTATCGCATTAGACGCTGATGGAGCAGTGCAGGTATCTGATGGTGGTAACTCTCTAACAGTGGATGGATCACTCACCGTTGATTTAGGTGCCAATAATGATGTCACAGTAACTTCTGGAACTGTAACTGCCAACTTAGGTTCCACAGATAACGCAGTTTTAGATCAGATAGAACTAAACACTGATCCCCTACTTGTAGTGGGTGGTGGTACTGAAGCTACAGCACAAAGAGTGACTATTGCCAATAACTCTACGGGAGTATTAAGCGTTGATGATAATGGTAGCTCATTAACAGTGGATGGGACGGTCACAGCAGATTTAGGAGCTGTAGATAACGCAGTCTTAGACTCCATAGCCGCTGCAACAGCAGCCACCCAAGCGGCAGTTGAGGGAACTCTAACCGTAACTGGCGGAGGAGGAGGAACTGAATACACAGAAGATGCAGCAGCAGCAGCCAATCCAGTAGGAACAACCCTACAACTCATTAGAGAAGATGCACGAGCTGGATCACTCACCACCGCAGATGGAGATAACGTAGCACTAAGAGGAAACAATAAAGGTGAGGCTTACGTTAAAACAACTGACTCAGACGCACTTTTAACAACCATAGATTCTGATACTGGAGCAATTAAGACCGCTACAGAAGCTACTCAGAACGCCCTGGAAACAGTAGGAGGTCTTGTAGTCAACCTCGGAGCTAATAATGACGTAACAATGGCAACTCTACCTGATACAAGTTCAGGTGATCTTGCAGCCATCAATTCAGCACTAGCTGGAACTTTGACTGTGACAGGTGGTGGTGGTACTGAATATACCGAAGATGTAGCCACAGCCAATCCACAAGTAGGTACTGCTACTCTGATAGAGCGGGATGATGCTTTATCCACAGTTACTCCAATAGAAGGTGATTGGATTGGACTGAGAGGCACAGCCGAAGGTGCCTTGTGGACGCAAGACTTTAACTCCGATGGCATACTTGCTGATACTACAGCCATTAAAACCTCACTTGAAACCGCAGGTGGCCAACTAGTCAATCTGGGAGCTAATAACGACGTAACAGTGACGGGTACGGTTGATCTGGGTACTGTAGATAACGCAGTTTTGGATACCATTGCTGCTAAAGATTTTGCTACCGAAACAACTCTAGCTGCCATGAACGCCAAAATGGTCACTGGTACAGATATAGGTGATGTCACCATCAATAATTCAACAGGAGCCGCTGCAGTAAATATTCAGGATGGTGGTAATGCTATTACTGTTGATAATGGTGGTACGTTTGCAGTTCAAGCAGCAGCCACGCTTGCAGCAGAAACTAGTAAGGTAATTGGAACTGTTAGAGTAGCCTCTGGAGGTATTGCAAGTGGTGCTATCGCTTCAGGAGCTATCGCAGCAGGTGCTATTGCAGCAGGGGCAACATCAATTGCGGCTAATGAAGATGACGCAAGTGCTAATGGAGATAGGGGGGTAAAGATGTTAGCTGTCAGAAAAGACACTCCCGCTAATACCTCTGGTACAGATGGTGATTACGAGAACCCTCAAATGTCAGCAGGTAGGTTGTGGACTTCAGCAACCATAGATACAGCATTACCCACAGGCACTAATGCAATCGGCAAACTAGCCGCTAATAGTGGCGTGGATATTGGAGATGTAGATGTGACCTCACTCCCCGCTCTAGCAGCTGGCACTAATGCGATTGGTAAAGTTATCCCTCCAGACTATGATGTCACCTCCCATACTGCCAAAGCGGTCAAATACTACACTAATGCGGGTGCGGCTACAGATGGGATTATTTGGAGTCCAGCTGCGGGTAAGAGATGGCATGTGACTACTTTATTTATCAATGTCTCTGCTGCCGCTACTGTAACTATAGAAGATGATCTTGCAGCTGGTGACAATGCGGTAATGAAAATGGAACTAGCCGCTAATTCAGGTGTTGCCATTCCTTTTGGTGATTTATACCCTCTTACCTCTGGGGAAGATGCAGCCGATCTACTAATTACTACTTCAGCGGGCAATGTCTATGTGACTGCCGTTGGATACGAGGTTTAAATATGGCAAGTGGAGATAGTCTTTGTTATTTCACCCCGTTATCAAACGAGCCTCCAGCTAGTAGTTACGCTACACTGGATACTAGAAATGGCTACGTAGTCTTAGATTTTGATGATGCTTCCGATGAAGCTGCTATTTTTCGTGGAATCATGCCTTTACATTACGCAGGAGGCGGTGTAACCGTCACTGTAGGTTGGATGGCTACCTCAGCTACCACTGGCACTATTTCACTAGATGTAGCGTTCATGAGTATTACTGACGATGCTGATGATCTGGATTCTAAGTCTTTTGCTTCCTATAATAACGCCAATCCCACTACCGCTAGTGCCACTGGAGAAGTAGATTATGTGGATATAACTTTCACTGATGGAGCAGATATGGACTCGGTAGCAGCAGGTGAAGCCTTTTTTATAAAAGTACAACGTGACGGAGACGGCACTACTTCCACTGATAATTTGAGTGGGGATATGGAGTTAGTTTTCGTGTCTATAAAGGAAACATAATGGCAAATGTAATAATCTTTGAAGATGGCGTAGCTCAATACCTAGAGAGTGTGAATACTCCCGACTATGAAGGCAATCCCAATGCGATAGTAGAACCAGACCTGTCTTTGGTTGAAGGTGTGCCGATGAAATTCTGGAAACAGGATGGAGATGAAGTCCTAGAAATGACCCAGGCAGAAAAAGATGCTGTCTTAGCAGCCGAACTCCAAACCAGAAAAGCACGTGCCGATGAGTATAATATTGATCTTAAAACAGCCATAACTGCCCTAATTAAGGTGGTAAATATCCGCCTACCAGCTAACCAGAAAATCACGAAACAAGAAATGATAGATGCCCTAAAAGCGGAAATATTATGATATGGCACAGAATTTTGATGGCTCAGGCGAATACTACTACCGATCGGTAGCTCTTACTACCAGGGATAACTGGACACTCTCAGCTTGGATAAACATAGACACACTTCCACAGAACAACGCTATGATTGTCTACAACGGGGAGGATGGTGGTGGCGGTCCATATAACGGATATGGCTTCTTGGTTGCTGCGGATAGTGGTGGTAGTGGCTCAAAGTTAGTCGGTCTGTATGGCGGTATAGCTTGGAAAAATAGCGGATATACATTTTCTAGTACGGGTGTTTGGTATCACGTAGTAATGACCAGGAACTCTGGCACACTTCGTTTTTATGTAAACGGAACTGACGTAGGTTACTCAAATACGGATGCAGATAATGGAACTCCATCAGGCTCATTTTCTATTGCTTGCCAGGATAGGAACTCAGAGGGTTTTGTAAGTTATTTTGATGGGAAGGTAGCTGAGGTAGCAGCTTGGGATAGAGCTTTAGGAACTGGAGAGATTGCTTCATTAGCTGATGGGTTTTCCCCTGCATTTTTCCCCATAGACCTTGAAGCCTATATGCCACTGATTGTTAATGGTCAAGATCGTGCCAATTCTGGCACGGTGACTGCTGGTGGCACACCAGATACCACAAATCACCCAAGGATCATTTATCCATCTACTGGACTTATTACTCCTCTCACAGCCAACGTGACCCCCCCCACCACCTCTATCACCTATGTAACCACAGTTGCTGATACCTCAGATACAACCACCTATACATTCTCCTCAGCTAGTCTAGGAGCAGCACATGATGACAGAATGATTATTGTTGGTATTCACTCAAGAAAAGCGGGGGCTGTTAGCTCTATTAGCAGTGTTTCTGTAGGTGGGGTAAGTGCGACTATTGTATTACAGAACTGGAATACAATCACTAATTCCAATGTAGCAGCTATAGCAATTGCAGCCGTACCTACAGGAACTACGGGGGATATTGTAGTTACATTTGCTGACACCATGTTGAGATGTGCTGTTGGGATATGGAGAGCTTTCGGTATTGAATTAACTGCTTATGATTCAGATTCTAGTGATGCTAGCGATCCTACTGTAAATTTAGACGTACCAGCTGGGTTCGTAATTGCAGTTGCTACTACCAACGCATCTACCTCTACCACTTGGACTGGAGTTACGGAAAACTATGATACTGTCTTAGAGACATTTGTATCAACTTCTGGAGGATTTGTTGAACTTGAAAGTTTAGAGAGTGGTAGAACAATTACTGCTGATTTTGCTGCACCAGGCACGGAAAGTGCGGGGGTTTTTGCATCTTGGGAATGGTCTAGTGAAACACCAGCAACTTCAGTCAAAGACATTATCGGCATGGGGATGATTCCATTTGCAAGATGATGATAAAAAGGTAATAATTAAACTTAAGAATATAAAGGACATAAATGATACTTAATGAATTTAAGAATAAATACTTAGGGAAACAGGTTGAATATCATAGCAATGGTGGGAGTGATACATGGTATCAGTGTGTAGATTTAGTAAATCAATATATAAAAGAACTTGGTTTAACTCCGATCATCGGAACTAACGCCAAAGACTTCAAAGACAGATTCAACAAAGAAGAATTTGACTGGATACCCAATAACCCAAATGATGACAAGTTTCCACAACCAGGCGATATTGTGGTCTGGAATGGAAATGTTGGTGGTGGAGCTGGACACATTGCGATTGCTCTCAATTCTAGCCCTACTGGTTTTACTAGTCTTGATCAGAATTGGAGCAAGAAACAAGTAGTCACTACCGAGAATCATAATTATAATAATGTATCAGGGTGGTTGCACCCGAAGGAGAACATGGCAGGTTTACCAGAGAATTATCCAGACATCATCCATAACTCAGTACAGTGGGAAGAATTACACAAATACCTAGAACTCCCAGGAGAGCCTAAGTCAACCCAGGCAGAAGCCGTTATTAACTCTATCGGAGGGCTTAAATCCAGAGCTACAGACCTACAGAACCAACTCGCTAAAACCCAAGCTGAGGTGAAGAACCGTGAAGAACAGGTTAGCAGACTCAAGGAACAGATTGCTAATGAACAGACTCTCAATAAAGCCCTTACCACCAAGCTAAATGATGCCATGTCAGCCCTTAAAACTTTGGCAGGGGACTATGAGGGTAGGATTGGGGTACTCCAGGAGCAGGTTAATGATCTGGCAAAGGATAAGGGGGAGTTGAATAAACAGATCGCTTTACTCCAAGCTGGACAACAAGATTGCTTTGACATCTTCTTATCAAATATCAAAAAACTATTCAAGAAAGGATAGTATGGCTAAGAAAATAACTCCCGAGCAGAAGTCCGCCATTAAGGAAGGACTTAGAGTGTTTGTGTGGGCAGGATTGTCCGCAGTATTACCAATTCTTATTGGCTGGATGAGTCAAGACCCCCGATGGGTGGTAATGATCCCAGTGGTCAATGCAGTAGCCTACTCACTCAAGATTGGGGTAGACAACAGAAAGTCATAAATGACCAAACATGAGATTTGGCATCGTGGCAGTAAATCATTCTGTGACGTACATCGCCAGACTGATGGCAGGTTTCACGACCAACATTGGCAAGAAGCACCAAGGGGTGAACAGCTACCAGAAGCTATCTTTGCTGAGATGTATCGGATGTTTCTAAGGCTTGAAGCCAATGAGCCTAAGTATGACTGGTACTACATCCGCTATGACCATGAAGATGTTGTACCTGAGAATGAAAACAATACCACCTTCAAACTAATCAACGGTGAATGGGTTAAAGCGTTATGAACGAGCAAGAACCCAGACGGCTTCCCAATGGTTTAGTAGATGTTGACTCCTACCTGACAGAAAACGGTAGGGAACCTGTACCGATGGGAGTTAATGCTGACGGCTCACAAACTTACCTAGAGGGATATTTGACCCTGGAGGGGATACAGATACCCCTTGACCGCCTTGACTACTACCTAGAACAACTAGTTTCGGAAAAAAAACCTAACGATAATGGAGTTTTGGATGCTCTGCGACGTTATCTTGGGGGTGAACTTCTGGAACAGACAACAGAATAAATTAGAACAGTTAGGCATTAAATATGCGTGAACGACCAGACCTGTATGACGTTGCTAAACGGATAGACATACAAAATGAGAACAGAACCTTGTGGGAACTTAATGATACCCCCGAAGAACTGGAACGGATATTTGATATTGAGGTAGAGGAGATGAGAGAGTGTGAGGCTAACTTCTTTCTAAAGGACTATGCAGACTTTCACATGATTAGTGAGGTGGGGGATGTAGGATACCTATTCTTACGCTACCAGAGCTTATATGACCATGTACCCGAAAGAATGGTAAAGAAACTGTCTGAGGCTATCAACATCTCTAGTAGGTGTGGGTTTACCATGACTGATGCGGTGGAAATGAAGCTCTGGAGAAATTCGCATAAGTACGGGGATGTACATTTTGATGCCTTTGGTGACTTTAAAGAGGGTGTAGGGGCATCTAAGAGGCTGTGGGAGGCTATGGGTGGTGATGAAGCCTTCTTCCACTGGTATATGGAGGAATATGGAGAATAACCCACCCTGGGAACTAACCGAAGAAATAAGAAAGATGCTTGAGAATGAGAATCCTGATTGGGATACTCAAGAACAACCCACCTGGGAAACTGAATATCCCCAACCAGAATACATATCCCTAGCTCCAGTTATCTTAGATGCACTTACTAAGAAACAACGACAAGCCATCCTAGAGCGTGATGACTATACTTCCCAGATGAGGCACTACAGTGAGGATGAGGGATGGCATCATGGTGGTTATTGTGAGGATGGTGGTAAAGAGTGTACCGATCTTCATGTCCACCACATAATCCCACAGAGAGAGGGTGGATTAGATGAACCTGAGAATCTTATTACCCTGTTTGCTTGTGAGCATATTGGGGTATGTAAACAACAAAAAATTAAAAGGGAGGTAGCAAAGAAATGAAAGAGCGTAAATACGTAGACCAAGACAAAGCCTTTGTGGTACATCCTGATATAACAGAAGCATTTACCAGCTATGATGGTAGTCCTGACCACTTTAAGAAAACATTTGACCACAGAGATCAACTAATATCTGATGGTGAGTATTACTGGAACACCGACCATGACGTTGAGATGACTGAAACTGCCGAGATTAGATCAAAGCAACCAGGATGGGAGTACCCAGGAAAGAAGAAATGAAAGAACAAGAACCCCAGTGGTCTGAGATCACCGAACAGGACTTTAGGCTGAGGCTGAAAACTGCCATTGAAAGTCACATGGAGCAGATCAATCAACTAGAGAATCTATGGCAACAGTACCTATGGGGAAAGCAAAACGGATATATTACTAGGGCAATGGAAGCTCCTGATGGAAACATAGCGGTTAGTTTAGAGGAGAAGTCACCGATAGGGTTTAAGTGATATAATATCTAAGCATGTTTGCAAACAACCCTCTTAATCGGGGGGTTTTTTGCCTATTTACAACAATCTAAAAAAGTATTAGATTGGTTGTGTGGTGAACAGTTATTCAAATACCAAAGATTGAAATTTAAGGCAGCCCCCTGTTGGTTTTTTGCTGTTCACCAACTTCAATCGCCACGGGGGGCTACTTTAGAAGAAAGTAATATGTCCTGGAAACAACCAATACCAGTCACTATTTTTGAAGCATTCGGTAAAGACCACCTGGCACGTGATTTATTTATTCATTTGTTGTTAAGAGCAAGAGCTGAAGATATGGATGATTATGGTTACTATGAGGGAAAGCCATATAAATTGAAGCGAGGACAGGTGATAATGGGGCAGAATGAATATGCTGTAAAACTGAGGAGTTCGGGTTCAAATGTTTGGAGAGCTTGTGTAAGATTAGTGAACAGGGTAGACCACTACAAAGTGAATAAGCAAGCAAGTTATAATTACTCCATTATATCAATCCTTTTTTATGACGATCTAACAAAGATGAATAAGCAGTTGAATAAGCAGTTGAATAAGCAACGAATAAGCAGTGAACAAGCAGTGAATACTAACAAGAACGTAAGAACGATAGAAAAGAATATACATAACAAATCATTGTTTGATGATATGGATGAAAAGAAGATGTTTGATTGTGCAAGAAAGTATCAAATAGATATTGCTGTTGTAAAACAATATAAAGACAACTACATCGGCTGGGTTGAAGAAAAGCCTAACGATAAAAATAGACAGGGCAGGGTTATGTCCAAGACTGTTCAAAACTGGCTCAGGCGGGATATCCAAAATGGCAAGATAACCCCCAAGACAACCTTTGAACAAAAAATAAACAAATACATGGAGGAATTAAATGCTTAACACAGCCCTGCAATACTACAAGTCTGGACTTTGCATCTTGCCCCTAACAGGTAACAAGAAAAACCCTAGCTTAACATCCTGGGATGAATACAAAACAAATAGGCCATCACTAGATCAAACAAGAGAGTGGTTTTCTACCCCCGACATTACTGGTATTGTTATGGTTTGCGGTAAGGTGTCTGGGGTAACTGTTGTAGATGATGACAGTTATAAAACAGGTAACCCACTAACACTACACTCTCCCCTGGAGTCAAAAACTGCCTCTGGTGGCAGGCATATATTCTTTAAGTATTCACCAAATGTGAAAAACCAGAATGTGAGAACTAGCGACCAGGAGTTTGAAATACAAAACGATGGAAAACTAATTGTCTTACCGCCAAGTAAAGCCATGAACAAGTCTGGGGTGATTGGTCAATATGAGTGGTTGGTAAAAGATCAGGGCATCATTCACCTGCTCCCAGAGCTGGGAGATGATTTTACTGCTCAATACAAGATCACTGACCATCATGGTGTTGATATGTCTGAGTTATTCAGTGTTTCACTAGGACAACAACACAACTACCTCAGAACTCTTATCAACAAACTACTTTTTCAAACCCCCGAGGAAGCCTGGGAGAACCAGGTGAAACCAATAGTCTTGTCGGCAGCAGAAAAATATAACCCACCCCATCCACCCGAAAGAGTAGAAAAACTATGGAATGATTGTGTTTATTTTGTGAGTGGCAAAAAACAACAACAGCACCAACCACTAGGCTTATCAAAAATATCCATAGAAAGACAGGCTGAAAGAGAGCTGGAAAGAAACTCACCCTCAACAGGTTTTGAGGGATTAGATAAGTTGATTAAGGGTTTTGTACCAGGAAGGTTGTACATCCTAACAGGTGACACAAATGTTGGTAAAACTTCAATAGCTGCCAACTTCACAATCGCCCTGGCAGAGAAAAATCATAAGGTTTTATACTTTGCATTAGAACCAGCCAACACCGTTATTGACTACCTAGATACTGTTGCTTACAACATTACTTTTGACCAGATAGAACACGACTATCAGAATGAAAATATAAAAATATACACCAGGGATCAGGTGGAAACCCTAGAGCAAATGGTTGGTGTGGTAAAAAAACTACCAAGACAGGACTTGATTGTGGTAGATCACATTGGTTATTTTGTTTCTCCCAAGAATGGAAATGTATATCAAGCACAAAGTGACACTATGAAAATTCTAGTCCAGCTGGCAAAGAAGAAGAACTCCGCCATTATCCTAATAGCTCACACCAGAAAAGGATTAAAAGACGGTATTCCTAAAATAGACGATATATCTGGTTCTGGTTCATTCAAACAAGACGCTACCGATGTTTTAATCGTGGTTAAAGATCAGGATGAGGACTCAAAGTATGGTAATGAGTATCTAAACAAGGGAGCGATTATTGTGGCTAAAACTAAGTCTGGTTCCAATGGATATATACCAATTACTTTCAAGGAAAGGAGTGCCAAAATACATGAACAAAACACCTTCAAGCCAGCTTTCTGAGTTGAAAGTCAGAGTTAGAAAAGGGAGAGCTTGGTTGCAATTAAATGAAAAAGATCCAAACTACACAGACAATCTGAAATTGTATCAATCGCTGGTAGATCAGGTTATAGAGTATGGTTCTACCGAAAAAGAGTGTTGGAGCTATTACCCAGAAGGGAAAACCGTGGATGAACTTAGTGAACAAGAAATTATAATAGAGATTGATAAATAAATATGAAAAAATATCTACCACCCCTTGAGGTTTGTTGTGAAGAATGTCATAAAATTACCATTGCCCCACACTCAAACATCACGCTTCACTTTATGACTACTTGCCCCATTCATGGATCTAAATATATTCCAAGCCCATTTAAAAAAAGCCTGATGGATTATGAAATAAAAGTATCAGATGAGCTAAGAACATTTGATAAAAGCGAAAGGAGACAATATGCAAAAGACAATCCAGGATTATTTAGAAAAGAAGATTAAACAATTTATTGAAGATGACTTACCTGATGAATACTTAGATCAATGGGTATCGCTTTATTTCTCCCAGGCTGATCTAAAAAAAGAATAGGCACGTAATCAATTAAGAAAACCTGCCTACCTTTTGCTATAATAGCATAAAGCATTCTGTTTGCATACCCTGACTGGCATCTGTATGTTCCCCCGAACTTCAAAGTCCAGTCAGGATATATGGACAGAAGCCTATTAGCACAAGATTGGTTTGAAGCATTGGTTACCGACTGTAAGGCTATTGTGGTTGAGGGGGAGTTTGTGAGTAGGTGGGCTTTAATAGAAACCTATCACGAAGTAGGGGGAAGAATTCTTAAGGATAATGATAATTTTAAGAGAAGCAGCATCTATGGTCAGCAAATAGCCAGAACAATCGGTGAAGTGTTAGGAAAATCTGAACGCACAATACAATACGCAATAGCTTTCGCAAAGAAATATCCAGTGTTGGATGAAGCACCATTAGAAAAAAACGCTAGTTGGACCAAGGTGGTCAATGAGCTTTTACCAGAAAATCCTAGAGAAGAAATTGTTAGAAGATGCAAGTGTTGTGGTTTTGACCAGGCAAAAACCCCTACTGAACACGATAAACAATACCACCGTCACCCCGACATTGTTTAGCTTCCATAATAAATTCAACATTGGATACTCCAAACTGGCACAGAATTAGGGGTTGGTTAGGCAAAAGCATACTACCATCCACCATTGACATAAAAAAGAGAATTAGAGCCAATACACTGCCCCAGAACACTATATTAAACTTCTTCTGCATGTTTGTATTTCTTTATTTCTTCTATCTTTTCTTCTAAGTTAATTTTCTTAATGGAAGTTTTGGCAACAATCCTTAATTCGTTATATACATCTTCTCCCAAATAACCTTTAACCCATTCAACCGCTTCTACTGGTTGCTGATGCCATTTAAAATGACACGATGCACATAAACAATTCGCATTTATAGGCTCCCATCTTGTTACCAAAAACCTTCTTGAGAATATATGTGAACACTGGAGAGTTCCATCGTCTACCTTCCCGCACCATTCACAATATCCTTTACGCCTAATAAACTCACTAAATAAACGATCAGCCTTATTTTTAAGTGTTTTTTTACTTGCTTTTCTGGGCATATTAAAAGTTAAACTTTCTAAATACTTTATTACTCTTACTCCACACTGCCTTACTTACACACTCAGGGCAATACTTACTCCATCCTCCAGCATGTTTAATACTGGTGAATATCTCTTTACAGTGTACACACTCTATTTCTCTCTTGGGTTTAACTTTCATTATCCTCCAAATATGCTTTAAGTATTACTAGGTAGTTGGCCATATCCAAAATTGTGTCCATAACTGTCTCATCCTTAACTGCTACATCCTCACTGTCTACTAAGTTGCATAACCTGGCAAACTTGTCTGATATGCGTACCAGGATAGCTCGCTCTACACTTACCCCACAGTAGTCTGCATACCTGAAATTACGCCAAGGGTCTATCTCGGTTGCGTAGTCATGGTTCTTCTTCTTCACTATCTCCAGGGCATCAGTGTAGGATTTCTCAATACTGTCTAAGAATTGTTTGGTGGTCATTCCTTACTCCTTAGCTCATCTATTTTAAATTCAATAAATCTCCAATAAAGCAAATCCCAATTAAAATGACCCTGATACCAACCAAATCTAAACAAACATCCTTCAAGATCATCTACCTCAATGAGTAATAAAGAAAATAGGAAAGTGGGATAGTTAGCCCATCTCTCAACCATCAACTCTAGTGGTTTTAATATTATCATTCCCTACTCCTAATTAACTTAATAACGTCTTGGATGGTTGAATTTCTCATTCTCCGCCTTGCTTTTTCTATCCTACATTCCACATCATCCAATTCACACTCAAGTCTATCATCAACCATCCATTCCCCCACCTCTTTCTTTAGGTCTGCTCTCTGCTGGTCTAGTAGGGATTGACAGATGTTGTTCCAGAACCTACAGCCAGCTTCCCATCCATATTTATACGACTGGTCTGCTGTTGAATTCATCGGATAGTTAACAACATTTGCTTCCCACATTTTTTTAATGACTTCTTCTAAATCCTGCCAGTTTTTCATAATGTTATTTATCCCTTTCTGGTCTTGTTTTTTGTTCCCAATAGTCTCTGATGCTAAAAAATAAGTCTGTCATATCAGCATGTCCACCAATGCTTCCGTCTGGGTTTTGCCATCCAATAATAAGTCTATTTTTGTTCTCCGATTGAGTAACATCAATGAATAACTCTATACCTCTGTTTTTATATATAGCCATATATTTCCTTTCATAATGTTATTTATCTTTTAATTTTAATCTTTGCATAAATTCTTTTCCTCTAAGTTTTGCCTCTAAATCAATTACTCTTTGCTCAAGTGTTTGGATGTATTGCACAATCTCTAACGTATCTCTAATATCTGTAGACATATCTGCTCTACTTGTGTATTTAAAATCTTTAATACTCCTCATAGTCTTAATCCTTTCATAATGTTATTTATCCTTTCTAAGGTTAGCTTTGTACTCCTCACACATACTAAACCCCTAATTCTTGTTTAAGCATCTTAATAAAAGCCTCACGCCAGTCTAATTTGTTGTCATACTTATTATCGTTTTCGTACAGCCATTCAATGATGTGGGAGTATTGACCGAAGGGGGTTGGTTTGTCTACCCAAGGACAATATGGATGATATGCTCCACACTTTTTACACTTCTCATCCTCCACCTCAACTGCACCAAGGGCTATGAGGTCTTGTGGGTTATGCCATACATCGTTATCCTTGCTGTACCATTCATTAGCTGATTTAACCCACTCAAACACCACCTCACCTACTCGGTACTTTTTGGTTTTATTTAGTTTCATACTTTCTCCTTCATTGGCTCTTTTTTATCCCATCCCTCATCCCCTCCTGATATGCGGTTTGGAGGGTTTGAGTGACGGAGTAGGTTAGTTGTTCTTCGCTCCACTCTCCCGAAAAGAATAAGTTAAAATTCTTTTTATACTCAGCTACCAGCTTGTCTATGGTTTTGTCTAGTTTCATACTTTCCTTATACTAATTGATACTTGATCTGGTAGGTGGTCAAATAGCCAGACTATTCCCATGAGTATGTAGAGGATAAATAGGATTGGTATTCCTAAGATAATAATGATTATTTGGCTAATTTTACTCATTTTCTTTTAACTTCCCAAACTTCTCAGCATAATAGACTGCACCAATGCTTAATAATAAATCCCATCCAGCATAAAGATCCCACTCTCCATCATTGATAAGAACAACTGTTCCTACCGCCATAATTACTAATGTGACCCAAAAAAATATCCTCAATGCTTCTTTCATATTTACCCTATTCTCTCTCTGCTAATTTATATAAAACATATCTAAGCTTGTAAGTTCCGGCGCTGAATTTGTCATCAAACTCTTTTTCTAACACTACATCACTATCTGAGTATGTTTTTATTTCCCCCTCAATCTTTACCATGCAGTTATGTTTGAAGTATTTATCAGGGATACCAATATACAAATTGGCGTTGCCCAGTCCTATTTTATAACCAGGGAAAGTAGTTTTTGGTTTATAGATCATAATATCTCCTTGATGCTTCTATTGCTGCCCTGTTTCCTTTTTTCCACCTGATTCTTTCTATTTCATTCCTGCAAACTTTACATACAGGATGAAACATTGACTTTGTTAATTTGTATTTAGATATGTAGTGTGTTTTGTGCCAAAAACTCGTATTTAACTGTTTTGTTTTTCCACACCTACCACAAGTTTTCTCTTTATCATCTTTTAATCCATCCTCAACACTTTCACTAGCTATCTTTTTACAACAGTTGCACTCATAACAAAGTATTTGGATATTGCCCTGTTCATATTCCCCTCCCATTGAGGCGGGAACAATTCTATCAATTGTGAGTTTTTCTTTTGACCCACACTCAACACATTCCTGAATCTGATTGACAAACCATGTGGTTAGCATGATGTGATCTCTTCCAGTTTTTCTAAACCTATGGTTTATCTTCCTACAGCCTTCGCAGGTTAATGTTCTTTTATTTGCGTGTGGTTTTAATTGGACATGTTTTGAACAAAATCTACAAACAGTTTTCATAAGCCAACCTTTCCAGCACACACCCATGCTGACCAATTTCCCCTACCATCATATATTTCTTTAGCAACCATCGTGTTAGTTATTGGGTCTGTTAAAAACCTTTCAGAAACTCCATGAACAGAGTTTATTTGGAATAATCCCACATCTACTGTTCCGTTGTTATTCACGTTTCTAGCATCAGCTCTCAGCCCGGACTCACATTTTGCTATAGATATCGCAAGGGCTGCATCATCTTTGAATATCGCCCGAATGATCTCTTCATTAGTGGCCGGGAAAGCATATTCTGGCGGTTTACTCTTATAAAGATCATCATAAGCACTCGCTATTTGAGCATAGGTTCTCGCTCGCTCCGTTTCTAATAACTCACTAGCTTGGATATATTTAGACATATTAACTTTATCCATCACTAGTAAGATTATGGCTATGAGCATAACCGAACAGATAAAAACTAGTATCAGTGACATCTTTTTTTGAGATTGCCACATCTTTTTATATTGCATGTTCCCCCCTTTTAATTATTATTTAAGTGATTGAGCTATATCATCTGCAGACATATTAGAGGTAGTGGGCCTTTTTTCAAAAGCTTCAAATTCCTTCCAGTAATATCCACCATCTTTATATTGTCCTAGTCCAGACTTACCCCCACAATGATTACATTTAACATTGATGAAGGTGAACCCTTTTGACTTATTAGTCACTAGCCCAAACTTATCCTCATGTGACTGGCACACATTACATACTTTTCTTATTTGAGATACTGCAATCGCCTTGTGCATTGCTTGAATGTCATCCTTATCTTCAAATTCAAATTGATAACTTACTCCTCCCAGTTTAAGGTTAACTTTACTTATCATTTCTCACCTTTCTAGTTAAGAGATATAACCAAACAATAATTATTAAAATACTTATATCCTGTATCAAGTTGATCCTACCAGGACTACAAAAACTAAGATCAAAAGTCATAGCCAACACTCCTTAACTTATCTTCATTAATAAATTTGTACAGTTCTAAGGCGTGTTTAAATGCCTCAAATCCATCTCTTGCTTTAGCTTGGGTATAAGTACCATCTTCCGCTAAAGCCACGATTAAACCATCCCTCACCTCCTCACAATTGATATAAGCACTAACTTGTATATGAGCTTCATTGTAAATAATACCCTTCTTGCTTGTTTTAAAGTCAATCACGTGGGGCACTCCGTTTATCTCTGCCAACATATCCAAAGTTCCGGCATAACCATATTCTTGATTGATAATTGTTTTCTCATTATCCAACACTTTCGGTTGAATATCATCAAACCATGAATAAAAAGCATTGGTATATCCCTTTAGATCAGGGGGTGGGGTTATTCTGTCCGCCCCATGTTTATGAGCTTCAATTATTGAATGAATAACTGTACCTCTATCTTTAGCACTCCCCGAAGTTGCATAGGGTGCATTCAGGGCGGTTCTTTCATCAATTGAGGGATCTTTAATCGTTGCAAAATATACCTGTTGTCCGAACCAGTATTGAATAGCTGGCTTGTCAATAATTCTCAATATATTAGTTACACTTAAATAGGGCTTGTCATTAACCCAGTAAAACCCCCCCCTGCGTTTATTTATTTGATTTGCCATATACTCCTCTCAATCGCTCCATTTCAGTTTCATTTATAAACCAATCCCGACCACGCTTTTCAGCCTGTATCTGCCCCAGGTTTACTTTTAGCCTGGTATGTTGCTCTGATAATCCCAAAATCTGGGCTGTTTCTTTAATCGTGTACATTTTTTAACTCCAATCTTTTATTTAGCTTTTTAATCATCCAATAATTGATAAAATTAACCAGCTCCACATCACCATATTCATTCGCAAATAGATCAATCGCTCGCTCCATTTCAGTTTTCAAATATTCTTTTCTTACTTCTCCCATGTTACCCCCATGTTTTTCTTGATATCCTCAAGGTCTTTCATAATAGCGTCAAGCTTGCTATTTAATGACATTGTTTCTCTATTGATTAGATCAATCTGACCTTGCTCACCATGTTTCTTGCCCAGCTCATACATATCTCGCAATGATTGTTCTACAGCATCCATACTAATTTCCCCCATCTTGATTATAATAATTCTCAGCATGGCTAATTAAACAATCTAAACATACCGGTTCATTGTCGCCATCCCATGTACTGCTACAATCCTCACCGCAGCCAATACATTCTACTTTCTCCGGATTACAGTCATCACAAACCGCCCATTCTGTATAATCATCATGCCCATGTATTGAATTCATATATTGTCCCCCCTTAATAATTGTTATGTTACTATAACACTTTTCATATTGTATTGCAAGCCTCGCTCGCTCCGTTTCAATTTACCCCGCATTCATGATCTACTTGTAGATAATCACCACACAGTGGGCATATCTCAAGCTCTGGCGTGCTATCTGCCCCCTCTAAGTAATCATCTGGCGTATAAAATCCTTCACTGGCCTTGATATATTCCTCTTTTGTTATCTTGATTGAGTTATACCTGAGATAATCAGGACAAACCCCGCTGTGTTGTCCTATAGGTGCATAGCTGGTATATGTTGGGTTTCTGTCTCCTCTAGTTGGTTGTTCTAGTGAGTCCATATCAACTAGGAAATAAGAGGATAACCCACATTTTTTATAATCTCTTGACTTGTAAAATTGTATTGTCATACTATTTGCTCCTCAATGTTTCAAATATATAATCTAGGCTAGAGTCCAGACTGTAGGATGTAAACACAAACCCGCCGCCAAATTGCTTGCCCCTATATATTGACAATCCGGCTTTCCTGGTCTTATCTGTAGCTGTGTAGCTATCAAGTCCTAAGCTAAGCCAGGATATTACATATCTGGGGTTTCCGTTTACATCATTATTGACTCT